AAAAGAAAAAGAAAAAATTATAAACTAATAAATCTTATATTTTTTAATTTATTAAAAAAAAGAAAAAACTATAAACTAATAAACCTTATATTTTTTAATTTGGAAAAAAAAAGAAAAAAGGAAAAACCAAAACTAGTTTATGATGAATGGCAAAAAAGCTTATTAGACTGGGAGGGAGATATTCTTCTATGTACTGGTCGAAGAGTAGGAAAGACCACTGTATTAGCGGCTAAGGCTGCTGAGAGAATGGTTAAACAAGAGACACATATTGTTGCAGTATCTCTTACTGAGGATCAAGCCTACGTGATGCACTCAATGGTTCTTTATCATTTAGAAACTTACTATCCAACTTGGATTAAAAAACCCTATTCAAAGAACGTAACTAAGAATAAAATTAATCTAAACAATGGAAGTACCTACATTGTTAGACCTGTAGGTAATACGGGAGATGCTTTAAGAGGATTTAATGCTGATATTTTAATTATTGATGAAGCGAGTAGGATTCCAGAGACTGCCTTTGTAGCTGCAAGACCAACTCTATTAACAACTGGAGGGGATATTTGGATGTGTAGTACTCCTTTTGGAAAAGTAGGTTACTTTTGGAAGTGTTGGAAAGAGAGAATGGAAGATAAAGATCCTGATGCTAGATTTAAAGTATTCCACATAACTAGTGAAGAAGTAATTAAGAATAGACCTATAAGTGAAACTTGGACTGAAGAACAAAGAGAGAAATCAATTAAGAATTTAGAGAAAGATAAGAGAGATACTTCACAATTAGAATATGCTCAAGAGTATCTAGGTAAGTTTATGGAGGAAGTTCAGAGGTTCTTTAGTGATGAATGGATAGATAAAGTATGCACAGCTAAACCAATTCCTAATATTTTACACAATAAAGACTACTTTTTAGGGGTGGATATTGCAAGACTTGGTCAAGATGAAACCGCCTTTGAGGTGATTAATAGGATTAATAAAGAAACATATGAACATGTTTATTCTGAAGTTCAAACTAAATGGCTTACAACTATGACTGAAGACCAAATTGTAAGGTTAGATAGACTATGGAATTTTAGAAAAATATATATTGATGCAGGTGCAGGTTCTTTAGGTGTAGGTATATGGGACCATCTAATTAAGAAAGGTTCCCCAGTTAGGAATAAAGTAGTCGCTATAAATAATAGAAAGGTACTTCTAGATAAGGATGGAAAGTCTAAACAGAGATTATTAAAAGAAGATCTCTATGATAACTTACGTTCTCTAGGAGAAATGAATCAACTTAGACTTTTAGATGATGAGAGAGTGAGACTAAGTTTAAGGTCAGTTCAATATGAGTATGTGAAGAAAGCTAATCAAATTACAATGCTTAGAATTTTTGGAAATTATACTCATATTGTAGAGGGACTAATAAGAGCGGCTTATGCCTCAAAAGAGAAAATATTAAATACATCCATTTACTACATTTAACCATGACAATAAAGGCGAGAGATATAAACCTAGACACTTTTTTAGATAAATTTACATATACAGGAGCACCTAATCCCAATAATAAAATAGTTTTAGATATTATAAATTTTCTAGATTTCGCAATTAAACTTAAAATTAGTGCAGGTTTAGAAAGAGTGTCAGGAGCACTTTATAAAAAATGAGTTGGACACTTTGCACGAGCGGTAGTGCAATATTTAGAGCGAGTGTAAATGCTAACTCTAATATGGTTAGTTATGTAGGAAATTATAAAATAGAACTAGACCAGTGGAATGATGAGGCTGAGGCTTATGCAGTTAATTTAGCTAGGTACGACGTAGTTACTAATTACTCAAATTTAACTTCGGCAGGTGTAGCCGTTTTTTCACAATTAACATCTTCTATGATTGCACAAAAAATAATTAATTACGACCCTGATGCAATAGGTAGAAGTACAGCAACTCTAATATTAAACATCTTAGAAAATGATATTAACAATGCTAAATCAATAATCACAGACAAAAACAATAAAACATATTTAGGAATAGCATCATAATGACAAAAACACTTCAACAACCTTTTCCACCACCAACACCAAATGCAATAGCTAGTTATAGTTATAATGACATTGCTGAGGGGACTGGAATTGTTAATTTTTATCCGATTGTAGGAAAAACATCTGCAGGAACTACTTATGATTTAATCTCTGAAACTTTGGATGGGTGGCTAATAGAAACTCCCGCAAATGAAAGCGCAACTTACACTTTTCAAACTAAAGATTTTAATCTTCCAAGATATGTTAAAGGAACAGCTTATTTTTCAGCTCATTTTTATAGTGCTTCAGGTACGACGAATGTTTCAATAAAAATTCAAAAATGGGACGGAGCAACCGCAACAGATTTAACAGGAACTATTTTATCGGCGAATGGCTCTAACCTAAAAAATCACGCAGTTTTTTTAAAAGTTCCAATAACAACTGAAACTATAATTAAAAAAGGAGAGAGTATAAGGGCGATAGTTGTATGGACACAAAGCTCAGGAGACACCTATTTAGGATGGTCTCCCACAAATCAAACAAGTCCAACAGGGAATTTAACTAACACTCAAATGATTATTGGAATACCTTTTAGGTTGGATGATGTAGTATAAAATGGGAGATTTAAACAGTTCAAATGCGGTAATTACCGAAATGACTAACAATGTTAGTACCTACACTGTTAATCCCTCTATTCCTGATGCAAGTAGTGGAAATTTAAAGAACAATTATTATGATTATCCTGAATCTAGCAAATATTATGGTTACTATAAGAACATTCCTGAATTAAAGAAAGCTATTGATGCTCTAGCAACGTGGACAACTGGTAAAGGTTATGAAAGTCAATTTGATAAGGTAATTTTAGATCATATTATGGGATGGGGAGAAGATAGTTTCCAGGCGGTTATGTGGAATTTACAAGTTCAAAAAAAGGTTTTTGGGGATGCTTATGCTGAAATTATAAGGATAGGAGACCCAAAAACAGGTAAAATTCTTAATATTAAACCTCTCTATACTGGAGACATGAGAGTAGTAGTAAATGATAAGGGAATTATAGACCACTACGAACAGAGAAGTAATGCTAAAGGTGGAAAAGTTAAAATATTTGAAACTCATCAAATTTTACATCTAGTTAATGATAGAGTAGCTAATGAAATTCATGGAAGTAGTGTAATTGAAGCCTGCAAGTGGGTAATTGATGCTAGAAATGAAGCTATGTCTGATTTAAGGAAAGGAATACATAGAAGTTCAATAAGAGTAATTTATGTTGATATAGATAACCCTACAACCCTTAATAAAATAGCATCTAATTGGAGCAACGCTCTAAATGCTAGGGAAGTTATCATTTTACCTGGAAAGAAAGGCACTGATTATGAAATTGTAGATTATACTTTTCCTGATGTGGGTGGATATATTCAATGGATTCAATATTTAGAGAATTTCTTCTATCAAGCTGTAGGAATCCCTAGAGTAATAGCAACTAGTGAGAATTACACAGAAGCAGCCTCTAAAGTTGGTTATTTAACTTTTGAACCAATTTATACAAGAGAACAGACCGAATTAGAAAATGATTTATGGAATCAATGCGGAATCAAGGTAACTTTCAATAGACCGCCTAGTTTAATGGACACAATGAAATCTTCAGAAGATAAAAACACAGGACAGACTAACTTTCAACAATCAGAAGTTAAACCCTCGGTGAATAAACAATGACTAATAAACACACTTTCATAAAAGTAAGTAATTTAGATGTTTATACTAAACTTTTAGAAATTGAATCTAAAATAAACATCTATTCGGGAAGGATAAAATTAAATACTTGGATTGCTACTACTGCTTTAATGATAGTTTTAGGAGTAATAACGAGGTTAATATTATAATGGAAAAAAAAATAAAATACAGTGTCTTAGTAGGACTGGTTAAGACAGCAAAGAACTCGGCTTTTTTGCTTATACCTTTTATCTTAACCCTCTTAACAGGACTACCTTTAGAGTATGCGTGGTTATCAACACCTCTAACATACTTTTTAAAGAATTTGTATGAAAATAAAATAAAACAATAAAAAAATGGCTATAGGAAAAAACCCTTTAAATGTTAATCCAGTGAATACTGCACTTAAAATTTTAAATAAAAAGAAACAGAGGGTAAATAAATCAGAGGAAAATCAACCTAAGGTAAATCAAGATGGAGTTTCTTCTTCTGTTTCAATTCCTGACAATGTAAAAAGGTATAGTGATGCTGCTTTAGCTGAAAAGAACGCAGGAAAGAAAGGCCAAACTTACCAAATAGGAAATACTATTTTAACTAAGGCGGAATATGATGTAGCTAGGGGACAATTAGGTTTTACTAGGGGGAATACTTCAGGGGAAATAACACCTGAACTTAGTCAGATACTTTCAACAAGACCAGGGAGTATTGAGTATCAAGCAGCTCAAGAATTAGCAAAACAAAATACTATTAAAGGAATAGGACAATTAACACCTGAAGAATTAGCACAAGCTAGACAAGATGCCGAAAAATTTGTTCAACCTGGGGGTATTTTACCTGGAAATATTAATTTGAATCAAGCAATAGCAGCAGGTGCTGCAGATGTTACAACAGGTTTAGCAGTAGCTACTCCAGTTGCAGGAGTTGCAGCAGCAACAGGAGCAGGGTTACCAATTGCAGGAATTTCATTAGCTTTAGGTGCTTTAGGTGGTTTTGTTAAAGGAGCATATTCAGATATTAAAAGCCAACAAGGAGGACAGGTTAAAGCCGAGAAAGTGAGTGTTACAAAAGCTATTACTAATTTAAATAATATAGTTTCTGCTGTTAATCAAGGAGCACCACCTGAAGAAGCATTAATTCTTTATAATCAACAAATACTACAGGTTTATACTGGTTGGGCTTCTTTAAAACTTCAAACTCAGGGAACAGCAGCCGCTTTTGATGATGGAACAAAAGAATTAGCTGAATTTGAAATATTTTTTAATCCTAATGGGGGGACATTATCCACAATAAACCTTAAGATGGCCCAAGCTGTACAAAATCCAAATCCTAGTAAAGTTGAAGCATCAACACTTCAAGATTTTATATATTCAGAGAGTTAAAAAGGAGGAGGAACAAAATGGATGAACAGAAACAAAAAGAGGAAACGACTGAAGAACAGAAAACTCCAGTTGAAGATAATGCAAATGGGAATGAGTCCCAGACAACTCCAATTATTGAATCCGCAAATAAGGCAGCTCTTGAACTTAAAACAGAAAACGATAGGAGAGAAAAGTTACTCCAAAGAGAAGAACAACTTGAAGCAAGACGAACTCTAGGAGGAATGAGTGAGGGTAAAGGACCTGAAGAAGAAAAAAAAGAATTGACTCCAAAAGAGTATGCTGATATGGTTTCTAAAGGAATTGTTCCAAAAGAATAATGCACGCGGTATTTATGCCTTATGGAATGACTAACTGGATTAAAAATTTCTTAAGAGATTTAGAAGCTATGAAACTTACTCTTAGAGTCTATAAAGAGGGAGAAGAAGATAAATACATCCCTATAGAATGTCAATTAAGAATTCTACCTTTTGGATTATATGAGTTCGTATTTCCACGAGAACATAAGGATTTAGTTCTTACAACTTTAGATTTTCATAAACCAATAGCTTATAATTTAGATAAGGAAATTAAGATTTTAGGAATGAAAATTAAACCTTTAGATTATGCTAGAAAGTTTTTACGTCTTCAGGAAGCAAAAGATTTTAAGACTGATTATTTAATTCCAATTTCTAGACAGAACGTTGGTATAGTGTGTTTTGGAGTAAGAGAAGAAGAACACCCTGATGTAACTGAAAAGCAAGGAGATTTAACAGGGTGGAAGCATGAAGCTATCTAAATAACCCAATTTTTTTATTTTTTTATTGTTATTTTTTTGAATTATTCGGTCAGGCGAATAATTAGAAAGATTTAAATATAAGTATTCTTTCAGTTTAGACATGACTAATGAACACACTCTAGTAATTCAAAAAACTATTCCTGAATTTTTCACTGTTGCTGATGAAACTTCTATAACAAAAGGGGAAGTTTTGAAATTAACTGACCCAAATACTGCTAGTGCTTCGGCAAGTGCAGCTGATATTGTCGCAGGTATTGCTTACACTGATAAAATTGCTAATGATGGAGTAACTAAACTAGCTGTAATTAGTGGACCAGGAGATGTTTTAATTGGAATTGCTTCAGGTTCTATCTCTGTAGGAGATCCTTTAATTACTGCAGTAGGTCCAACTTCTAATTATTTAAGTTCAGGTTTATACACTGCTAACCTTTCAGGTTCTCAAATTATAGGTTTCTCAAGAGAAACTGCTACTGAAGGAGAAACATTCAAGTATGTATTAAATATAGGTAATGGGTTATAATGACTATTAGCGGACAAGCAAACATTCGTGGAATTGATATTGATAAGTTAGCTAAAGGTTATGCTGATGAAGAAAATATTTTTAAGAATTATTTAACTGTTACTCCTACTAGTGCTAGAGAGATTAGATGGTATCAAAAGACTTCAGGTTTTTTAGATTCAACTGATACTAGTGGAATTACAGCTAGTCAAATTGCCAACGTTCCTATGGGTGCTTATCCTGTTGTTGTAGAACAGTCTTGGACAAGACTTACTTCTTATGTTCAGAAATATTTTGTAGAGTCTCCTTGGATAACTTATGAAGATATTAGAGACTCTGACCCTGATATTTGGGCAACTAATGTTAGAGATTTAACTAGGTCAGTAGAAAATCAAATAGATAAATCAATTTATACAGTTCTTTCTACTCAACTTTTGTTAAGTGGAAGTGCTGCAGGAAGTGGATGGGATGATAATACTAATGGAAACCCTATATTAGACCTATTAAGTGGTGCTGCTTTAATAAGGGCTCAAAGTTATGACATAAGTAACCTAGTGGTTCTTATGAATCCAGCAGAGTACAAGAAATTAATTAATTATGTAATTACTGTAAAAGGTTCAAGTATTCCTGCTTTCGCTTCTGATAAAGCATCTAGTGGTGTTTTAATGTCAGTAGTAGGTCAAAGAATTGTAGTCTCTCAAAATGCTACAGCAGGAACAGTTGTTCAATTAGTTCCTCAAAGAGCAGCGACATGGAAATCTTTCATGCCTATAACTGCACAGACAAAAGAAGAAGTTGGAATTGGAATGAAAATTAGAGTTTGGGAAGAAGGAGTTACTCTTTTAACTGACCCTAACGCAGGTTCAATAATTACAAGTGCGTAAAAAGATTTTTATAGTTCTTAATGTTTTATTTTTAATGATAAAAGTAGGTGTAGGTTCTTCAGGTTCTAAATTCCTTAAAACTAAATATCCAGTTACCGAGGGGTTAGAGGGTGGAAATACTAAACAAGAGGGGATGAAAGAAACATTAGAACCTCAATTAATTCTTTTAGAAACTAAAGATGAGGTTTTAATTTAATGGGTGGAGAGGGTTCAGGTAGAAAACCTGATGTTGTTCGTATGATGGCGGAACAAAACAAAAGACCTGTTATGGGGGTTAATGAGTTAAACATTCCAAATTATTCAGGACTTAAAACTGGTGCTAAGAAAACAGACACAGATCCTTTTATGCCTAAATCTTATATTGATTCTCAAATTTCAGGAGAGAATCACTGGGATGATAACGGAACTCAATTACAACCTTATATTTCAACAAAAAGTTTAAAGATAACTGGAACTGGTGATTCTTCTTTTGCGGGCAACGTCGGCATCGGGACGACGAGCCCAGCGGCGAAGTTGCATTTATCATCAACAACTACAACTGAAGTTTTATTGACTGATACAGATGCAGGAGT